TAACAGTAGGCACTTCGTTTCGCTTTGTAACTAAGTTTAAGGTTTTGTTGCCAGTGTTGATAGCTTTTACACCCACAGTAGGAGCCAATAAAGCCGCTCCAACTCTTGCGATTGGCTCAAGAGTTGTACCCTCAGTTGCTTGACCAGCAACCTCACTACCTGTCGCCGCTACCGCAGATAAAGCCTGTCCTTTTGTAGTAAGACCTGCTTTTTCTATACCTTCTGCAAACTTTTCTGTTTTGCTTGCGCCTGCTCTTTTAGCTAAAGTTTTTGCACCTTTACCTATTCCGCCTACAACACCACCACCTGCTCCAAACTCACCGATTGTTCCTGCTAAACCAGATAACCTACTGTCGCCTCGATAGTCTATTAATTCATCTGCACCTATAGCTTCTGTCGCGGCGTCAATGCCTCTGCCAGTAAACGTATCAAGAACGGGTATATTATAATCTTCATCCGCAAGACCAACAGCTTGCAAACCTTCTTGGCCTAATCTAGCAACACCTCTTAAAGCCATCTCTGGCAGCTCCAAAGCACCCAATGCACCTCTTGCCGCTCCTGCCGCACCAGAGCCTAAAACCTCGCCAACGCTACCAAAAAGCTCTCTGCCCTCTTCCTCAACTTTTGGCTCTTGTGTGGTTTGCGCCCTAGCAGACATAGCCGCTTGCACAAGTTGCCTAGCGGCGGCTTCATCCCCTGCGGCATCTGCGTTTCTAGCGGCATTCATGTATCTTTCATACGTTGCCATACTTAACCACCATATTTTTTAAGCAAATCTTCATCACTCAAACTAGAACTACTACCACCTTTTCCTCTAGCTTTAACTTGTCTATCTAATTCTGTGCCTCTTAAGTCTTTTCCTTCAGAATAATATGCCATCGCAATAGGGTCTTGCTCAACCATACCCATAATCTCATCAATTCGTTTTAAGTTTGCAATTAATAATTCTGGACTTAAATCTTGTTGTATTGCGCCGTGTGCGGCCATTAATAAGCCAAGTTCTACGTTACTTACGTTACCTAGCGCACCACCAGTTTTACTTGCATCACGCATTTCTTGCAGTCTGTTAAATGCCACATTTGACTGCACAGATTTCAATAAGTTCTTAACGTTTCTAGCAGACTGTGATGGAGTATAATCTGCGGCGAACTTACCTAAAACGCCAGTTGTACCAAGTATACCTTTGTCATTTTCTATAGCATCTAATACTTGGTTAACACTTATGCTTATACCTGTTCGTTTCTGCGTTTCTAATGCGCTTTTTTCACTAAGCGCCCTTTGCCGCTCTTCCTCTTCTATGGCCGCTTCACTTCCGCTTATAGGAACCATTTTAATGTCTGTTATTTGACCACCTTCACCTCTTTCAAACTCATACCTCATGCCTTTGTCTGGTTTTGGTAAGCTTGATAATAGTGCGGTCTCCTGGTTATAAATATCTCCGCCACTCGCTATAAATCTTTGAAACTCTGGAGTATCAGGTGTAAACCCTGCCGCTATAGCGTTTCTAATTAATGCAGTGTCTTTGCCTGCCGCTCTTTCTTCTTTCTGCAATTCTAATATTTGTGCATAAGCTTGCTGACCAGTTATGCCACCAGTTTCAACCATGCCCGCAAGCTGATTGCCCATTGGAGTGTTTAACCCACGCAAATATTCAACAGTTTTATTTTTCGCTCGATTAGCAGTACGTTGTTGCGCTATTGTCTGTAACCTTGCATCAAGACCAGTATCAGGTCTTAATCTCATCTGATTAAAACTTGATGCTAAAAGACCTGCTACATCACGAAAATCTGTCTCTGCCATTTATCTGCCCATTCCGTAAAAAGTTGAAGCTGCACTTGTTAGATAATCAAATAATCCTGGTTGATATGTGTCAGAACTCCCTCTTGTACCTTCAGTTAGCCCTGCACCGCCAAACATTGCGGCCAGACCTGCTTGTGGCCCTTTAGTATATCCTTGAAACTGATTTTTAGCCGCATCAATTAAGCTCTGCATAGCCGCTTGTTGCATTGCGCCTTGTTGCATCTGTTGTTGATTTACAGCTTGCCCCATACCAAATGCCTGTTGCCCTGCGCCCTGCAGTCCTTGTGCTGCCGTAAAAGCATTGTTCATAGCCTGGTTGTAACCGGACTGCCTCATGCGTGCAGATTGATCTGCCATTTGTTGAGTAAAGTTTTTAGCCATCTCTGCTTCGGCTATCCCATGTCTCGATCCGCCAAATGCACCTGCCTGTTGTGCTTGTGCGCCTAAAACATTCTGCGCTTTTAAAGCTTGTTGCCCAACATCTCTCATAGTTGCCTGAACAACTTGATTTTCGTATGGGTTCATTAAACCTGCCGCAGCTGCTCCTGGGTTAGCAAAAGTTTGCATTGCACCCATATTTGCCATTGAAGCACGTTGAAATGGATTTGCCACCATATTTGGATTTGCTGAAGCACCCATGTTACTTACCTCTTCTTCCGCCAGACATTTCTAGCGCCACTGGTTGATTTACCCCGGCCCTGGACCCAGGCTCACCCGTCATTGGGTCTATTGTAAAACTTTCAAGATATTCTGCCTGACCTGGCCTTTGCATTGCAAGTTGATCTACTGCCTGGTCAAAAGCAGGCGCAGATGAATAACCTTGTATGCCGCCATCAAATGCTTGAGCTTGCGGCATATATTGTTGACCACTTGCGCTTGGCATTCCAAAAGCATTAGCCATTTGATTTGTTCCTTCAAAAGCCGCTTGTTGTTGTGGAGAAAACGCTGCAACATCTGGGCCATAGTATGGAGTGTATCCTAACGCAGAAACATCTCCTGCCATTCCAATACCTTGTTGCAAAGCTGTCTCTGCAAATTGCGGCATTGTTACTTCAGTGTTTGAGCGTCCGCCTTTACCACCACTCATCTTATATCTCCTTTTGAAATGAAGCGTGCAGTGGTGTCCAACCATGCGCCTTCAAGGGTTTCTTCCATCCAAAACGACCTGTAATCGTCAAAGCCTCACATCCATAATGTTTTGCCCAATCTGTAACATCACTATGCATATCTAACAACTGATCTAGTTCTCCGCCGCCTAAAAACACATTTAGAACCTTTTTTTTAGGATATATCACAATTTCTGTGACAATGCACCCCCTAGGGCTAGGCCATAACTGCATACGACCCTCAACAATACCTTTTGCCACATCCTCGAACTCATGCGTGCCGCCACTATACTCCAAAGCCGCCTCTATCCATGGGCGGCATCTTTCTAATTCATTTACTTGTGTATCTTTAGGCATTTAATATGTAGACAATGCTACCCTTTTCCAAATTGCTGTACTGCCGTCATGTGCAGCCGTACAAATATAAATATAATTAGTATCCCAAGCTATCATGCCTGCCCCATCGCCTGCCGCACCTACACTCGAACTAGGTGTGGTTTGCTTCATAGCAACTTGCTTAAAAGCGTTTTGCGCCGATACAACAGGATAGTTTTTATCTTCATCCCATAAAAATATACCGTTTTCACTTGGGTTATCATCACTCGTTTTAAAATATAACTTACCTAAGTTTCTGCTTAGAAACAGGTTTAGCTGCCTGCCCCACTGTCGTAAATCTTCACCCAAAATAGGAGGTGTAACTGGCATTATCTACGCCCCCCAGCTTTAACTTCTAATCTCATAACGCCAACACGCCAATCTGTAGCCTGATCTCCCTCAACACGCATTTTGACTTGTCTGCCAGTAAATCTTAATGAAGTAGGGTTACTAGGGTTAAATGGGCCAAAAGTGCGTTCAGTATCGTTAGGATTAAATTTAGTTTTAAATTTTAAATCTACATCACCCTGTGTTTTTTCGTCAGTTATGACCTCAGTAACCTTTGCTATTTGGTCACCGTTACCAATACTTACTGGTCCTGTTTCGCAGAAAATAGATGAACCTTCATAGTTAAAACCTAATTCATGGTTCATAATATCTGTCTTTGTGCCATGTTTAGCCATAAATGGATATGCAAAAACCCCACGACTTACACCAGATGTTCTTGATAAATTACCTATTAGCCAATGGTTATCTTTAAAATCATAAGCAACATAACGATCTACCTCTGTAGAGCCAGCCGAACAGTAAAACCACCAAATTTCATTGTTTGCACCGTTGACCATGCCCCACACTTTTGATTGTTGAGCTTGGTTGAAATCATTGAATACATAATCATGCACATCACATTTTAGCGTCTGTACGCTGTTACCATCAAAGTAATGAAAGTTTTCTTGACCGTACCAAAATGCACCTTGGTCAGTTGCAACCGCACTTAATCGAGATACCGCACCACAGTTAGTTCCTATGCGCTGGAATGAGTACACATAAGGTGGAGCGATATACTGCGCCATATGAGCATCCGTATCAGTTATAATTAACGTAACACCTCTTGTTCTAACACCGCACATAATCTGCCCACTTGTGGCAAGCTCAATATCTCCTGCCTCGTTTGTTGCGGCTGGTGTCCACTGCGTATTGTTTTCTTTATCACACCACTGAACTTTACGACTATTGCCTCCTGCACCTAATGCAAAGATAAATCGCTCCTCAGTCACAACTATACCTTTGTTGTTAATTGGTGCGTTTGTTATCGGCTCCACCACCGTCTTTTTTCTCAAAGAAATGTTATCAATATCAAAGTTGGGGGTGTTGTAGGCTTGCGGTATTATTTCTATTTTTACAGCCGTATCATCTGCGCCAAATCTAAATATGTTCGAGCCAACCGATAATGTTTCGTGGACAAGAACTGTTGTGCTTGTTGTGCCAGTGACTTTAATTTTTACGTTAGGCACAGTAGCAGTGTTACTATCATCGTTTGGATCAACTAAATCTACAGTGACATCATAACTATCTTGAACGTCAGGCGTTGCTACTAAACCGCTTGCTGTTTGATCTAAATTACCAAAATTAACTCTTTGTAACTGGTGCGTAGAACCGATGTCTTGCCTAAGAACATGGCTTGACCCAATATCTAGATCAAAAGAATGGTTTGTTCCTAATGATCCACCAGGAGCCGTTAAATTTATTGCAGCACCGCCAGAAGTAGCTGACAACTTAAAAGTGTTTGTCGTTGCCGATACAACAAAATAATTTGTTCCTGTTGTTAAACCACCTATATTTGTGCCGCCACCATTAGAGTAGGTAACTTCGTTACCATTTGATAATCCATGATTATTTATCGTTATTGTTTCTGTAGTATAATCTATAGGACCACCACTTGATGCTACAGTTGTAATGCTATTCCCCATAGCCGCACCATGCACCGAACACAGATATGTCAAACCAGTTGCAGGAGCGTTTGCTGGCACTACAAAGGTAACGCTTGCGCCTGAAGTTCCTGCCGTTCCTGTTGTGGTAATTCCTGTGGTATAGCTTGCGCCACCATTTGCAAATACTAACGGATGACCACCATTAGAGCTATCACTCATATCAAAAGTGTATGTTGTGCCTCTTATTAGAGTTATAGCTGGCGCAGTAACGCCATCAAAATGATATTTGTTTACACCGCCTACGTTAGCAACCGTTACCGTTACTGACGTTGGACTTGTAGAAATACCGTTTGGATCAAAAGCAACATTATAGTCAGCCGTCAAATCAATAGCGCTACCCCCAGAAGTAGCCGCTAATTGAAACTCTGAACCAGAAGCATTTACTATAAAATAACTTTGGTTGTTTACCAAGCCACCAATATCTGTTCCAGAGCCGTTAGAATAACTTACCTCATCACCGTTAGAAAATGTATTTGAAGTTACAATTTTATTATTTGTTACATCTTTTACAGCGTTGTTATCAGCGTCAAAAGTAACTTGCTTGTTTGCTGAGATATTTATGGCAGAGCCACCACTTGTTGCCGACAACTTAAAAGTATTTGTTGTTGCAGAAACTATAAAGTAATTTGTTCCGTTGGTCAGGCCATCTATAGCAACTTGTCCACTTGGAACCACATAAGTAACTTCGTCATTGTTTACAAAATTATGACCATTAATTGTAATTGTGTCATTTGCCACATCAACAATAGTTGTGTTATTTGCGTCGAACGAAGGTTTATATTGAATATACTCAGCAACACCACCAGAGATTGACCAATTTGTTCCTTTGTTCCAATTAGCGTCAGATGCAAATGCACCGTTAGTAACTAACTCAGCGCCAACGGTTGTCGTTAAATCCCATTCAAAAATACGCCCATCATCTTGATGCAAACCTACTAAATTTTGACCAAAGTTATCTAACTGCCAAGTCGTTGCTTCTTGTGGCACACTATCGCTTGTTACCGCCCTTGGTTGACCAAAATATCCTGTGCCGTAAAACCCAAAACCATAACCAGTATTTACAGCCGCATCCTCACGCCCAACCGCCAAATCATCTGGCGTAATGTCATAACAAATTCCTGCACCTGTCATTGCTATTAACTGATCATGTGATCCACCAGCAACCCAAGCAGTGCCATCATTAGATTGCCATGAGTGCATACCCCTGACAGGATTATTAGCAAACGCTGCTTTGCGTGTTGTCCAACCACCAATAGGTTTTAAACTACCGTCTAGCCAACGCACTAAGCTACCGTCACGCCACCTATTTGACGCCTCAAACTCAGTGCCATTTCTGTAAAATCCTGCTGGTAATTTTAAAGGTACTAAAGGCATTATGTTGATCCGTATATTGTGCCACTATTGTTTAGTGTTCTTGATGTTCCTTGAATTGCTGCGCCTCCTGCGCCGCCAACAGAAAAAGTACCTGTCGTGCCGCCACCGTTACCACCAGCCGCACCCCAACCACCGCCACCGCCCGCCAAAAAGCCATTAGCAGAATAACCAGCGTTTCCTGCACTACCACCAGCACACGCTGCTGGGCCACCGCCTGTTCCAGGCAAAATGCGTCCACCACCGCCACCGCCTGTCTGCTGACCACCACCGCCGCCACCAGCGCCACCACCTTGACCAGCACTAGCATAGCCATTACCACCAGCAGTTCCTGATGCGTTCAATGCCCCACCAACACCAGCTTGCCAGTAACCAGCATTTACTCTTCCAGTTCCACCGTTGCCACCACCAGCACCACCACCACCACCAGCATGGGCATCACTAGGATTACTTTGGTCTTGATAGTAACCACCACCGCCTCCACCACCAGCAATATAGGCACCAGAACTATTTGTAATAGTTACACCTGATGAAGTTACGTTAATTGCAGGACCGCCAGCCGTTGCTCTAGTTCCAACGTAATAACCTCCATTACCACCTTTACCAATTATTTTACCGTCATTTATAACAGTACAAGGTATATCTATTGTTAATGCTGCTACTGATGTGCTGTCTGACCAAACCCACATATTGCTAGGAATACGGAATGTTTCACCAGATGAAATAAAACTGCTTACAGAGATTTGTTTTCTTTGCGGCTGTCCATTTACATTACCACCAGATGTTAGCAATGTTTCAGAGCTTTGCCCATAATATTCAAAAATTGAATTAGTTGCTCCAGAAGCTTTACTAATTATATCTCTAATATCACTATCATTTAATGAACAAGTCGTGCCACTAGAGCCTCCTGCTTCAATATGAAGATCATTAAGAGATATCGCGCCTGAAGTCTGTAACGCCATTAGACACTTCCGTAAGCTGTTACGTTTCCTGTGACTGTTAAATTACCACTAGCATCTAGTTTCATTTTACTTGTTCCACCTGTCTGGAAATATAAAACACCACCGCTTTCAATAACTCGCCAGTTTCCTAAAACAACACCGCCAGAACCATCATAGATGACAGCCTTGCTTGCAACTACTGATCCTGCCGATGCGCCATCGAGCAAATCAAACTCTGTCGTGGTAACGCCAGTAGCGTTTAAATCTTTTGCATAATTTAAATCTGCTGTTGTTCCAGTAAATCCGTCTAACGTGTTTAACTCGGCAGGCGTTGATGTAACTGTTGTGCCGTTTATTTTTAATGCACTTAAATCAGGTGAAACTGTGCCAGAATTACCATTAACCGTGTCTTGTACAGCCGTTAATGCCGTATTGATTGTCTGACCCCATGTGTCCTGACTACCACCCACTGTTGGAAGTGTTAAATTTAAAGCCATTCTAATCTCCTATTTATTAACACATATCATGTTATGCCGCATCCGTCCATATTTCAGATGGCGTATCTGTTGTTTCTGTCCAAGCCTCTGCACTTACAGAAATTTCTGTGTAAGTTTCACTTGGTATACTAATTTCTGTAAATGGAAATGTTGCTTGTCCAATATCTACTGCGTCACTAATTACGTTAGTACCAACTAAAATATGCGTAATTGTGATAGGCGCATTACCAACGTCAACACTGCCAGTAATTACGTCATTACCAACAATAACAAAATCTTGAGTAAATGTTGGAACTTCAACAGTTGGGTTTTGCGTACTAACAGCGTTGCCTGCTAGGTTATAAGTAATTGTAGTTGTGGCGTTAGCTATAGAGAATGCGCCAGTATCTACATTTGTGCCTGCTAATTGATAATCATGCGTAAATTGTGCCGTTGCTATGTCTACTGCGCCAGTGCTTATAGCGGCAGGAGTAAAGTTTAGTCCATAAAGTAATGCGGCAGGGGGAATAGATACTGCGCCAGATATTACGTCTGGTGGAGCAAAGTTTTCTATCTCCACCATAACAGCATTTGGTACTGTCGGTGCGTTTGCCGTATAAACAGGGGTTAGGCTGTATTTAACTAAACCTACGTCAGCTAATGCTGCGCCTGCTATCGGGGCAAAGCCTAGCATCTAATCGGCCTCTTCTATGGTATTACCCTCTGCCACCCATTCTTGTACGGCTTGCCAGTGTCGGTTGCCTTCAGCGTCTATCGGTACAAACATTTCTTCACCGTCTATTGTAGCTTTTATATTCGTACTATTTGGAAGCTCGCTTTTATGATATTTTGCTTTTGTAATATTCATTTATAGCTCCGCATCTGCTGTTAATGCAGAAGTGTATGCATAATCTGTTTCGGCATTGATACTGTTAACGTATACACCCACACTATCTGGGCCTATCCATACGCCACCATCTACACCGCTAGTACCACCAGTGTGGGTTATACTAATTGTAGCTGTTGGCGTTGTTCTCATAGTTACAGGTAGGTGTATACTTCTTCTTCTGAGGCCAGATCCATGAGAGGTAGTTACTGCATACAGCCATGAAGTTTTATTATTTGTCATCTTGTAAAAATACCTTTGTGCTTTGGCTAGTGTAACAGACGTTGGTTCATGCTCGAACGGTGAAGCCTGACTTCCCTCCTCTAACATCACGCCAGTGATATTTAAATCAAAAGCTGTTGAGGCATTATTACTATGTTGTCCAATATCTAAAAGAAAATAACTTCCTGCTCCAACAGTTTTTCCATCCAAGGAAGGTACAGTTATTTGTGCGGTGTAACGCACCCAGTCACTTGTCAAAGTTGAGGTTATTAAAACGGGAGTCCAATCTACATCCGAAGATCCACCACTTCCAAAATGTTGATTACCGTAAGTATACAAACCACCAGCAGGTGCTGTGCCTTTTGCATAGAAAGATAAAGTTACTGTGCCAGCAGGAACAGTTGTAACATCCTCAATAGGTTGTCGAATGTGACAGTAATCACTTGAAGAAGAGACGTTTAATCTTGCATATTTTTGTAAGCCACCTGTTTCACTAGGGTTTGAATTTGTTTCTTGGCTAAAAGTTGTAGAAGCCCCTGACTGGTTTACATACCAACGATCTAAAGAAACGTAACCGCTTGAAGTGCTGGAAATGCCACGTTGAGATATTTCCATACCACCATTAATTATAAACGATCTTGCACCAAGCTGTCCTTCGGTAGGAAGATTGTCTGCGAGTTTACGTGCGTTGCTCATGTGTTCCTCCTAACCTAGTAAATACATTGACCAACTTGTCCAGTCGGCATTATCTGGATATCCTGCGCCTGCACAATAAATCCTTACTGTATCATTTGCGGCACATTGCAAAATTCCACACAGTACATTTGTTGCCCATGTGGTTTGGTTTGAAAAAGGATCAAAAACAAAACCATTTACTAAGGTATTATTTTTATAAATTTTATAAGCCCCATCACCTTGTGCATAGTTGTTACCTATCATAGCATTTACTTGATAAATTCCAGCGACAGGTGCGGTAAAAATTCCTGTTGAACCTACAAAATGATTACCAATGTTAAAAGTTATACTATTCCAACCATCAACATACTGGTTATTATAAGCGGATGCCGTTGTATGCCTAGCAAAAAACGCAGGCTGACTAGGCTTTGTCACACGGCCTGATGCATCTATCTGTAACCTAGTTGTACCACCTGTTAAGGCATGATTTGTGCCAGTGTGTAAGTTGACTGTATCTGCGCCACCTATATACATAGCCTCTGCACCAGA